AAAATCCTTCTGAATGAAAGTATCAATGATGATCTGCAAAAGAAGCTTAACCGGAAATATCCTCGAAAGCCTTATAATAAAAAATTGTATCGAAAGTAATGTCATATTCAATTCATTCATCACATTTGCAATGTAGAAGTTGACTTGTCATAATAAAAGCTTATCAACCAAGTTGTTGAAAAAGTTAAGCCTCCGTCTGTTTGTGCAGGCAGAGGCTTCTTTATGTTTGGAAGGGAATCTTTTATTTCTCTTTCTTTTGAGTGGTGGAAGAGTTCTGTTGTGCTTGCTTGGTTTTCAATTGATATAACAAGTCTGCTTGCTGCTGTTCCTTATATTCACGCATGATACGATCCCATTCATTGTTTTTCCCATAACCGGATTCTTCCGAACCGGTTTCCTTTGATAAAATACCGGCACCGACCAATTGTACCAAGTTCGATACTAATTCAGCCGCATTTTGGTGGACGTATGGAACTGCCCATGAAAAAACCTTCAAGTTGATAAATTTAGTAAGCTGCCCCTTTTCAGTACCATATCCATGAAGGAACAAGCGTTTCATTTTATCAATTGATGCGTCAAATTCCTTGCAGTCAATCATGGCTTTCTCCAAAGATGGCGAATATATCAGCTTGATAGCCACACCCGGTAAATCTCCCGACTTTACTTCGGGAGGCATGACAACAAAACTTCCCATAAAAATCATTTTAAGTAATGTATTTATTTGAAGTTCAAATGATTGGGCTGATTCGGGACGGTTCATAAAGCCAGCATCATCATCCTTCCCCATAGTGATAGCTTTTACTGCACCATACATATCCCCTTGAATTTCAACATCTTCACCTTTAAGCAACATGATAGGGAATGCGTATGCCATATTGTTCTGACACAAATGTGAAATAGCCAGTTCGTATTTGTCAATATTATCTTGTGAAAAACTCCAGCAGGCACCGTGCTTATCCCGATAATACACAACCGGACATTCGGCAAATCCATGATCGTGTTCTTCTATCAGTGAATATCCTTCAATTCCGAAATACTGTTTTACTTTATTTATTGCTCCGGTTATTCCCCTTTTATCTTGACGGTAACGGTACATTTTTTTATTGTCCCACACTTCCACCCAAGAAATGAGTTCCTTTCCCTCTTCGTCATAGTCACTGAATCGCCGGGCAAACAGTGTCATTTGGCCGGTTATGGAGTCATAGTGAGGATAAAGAGTATCACCGTCAAAATAGGAAAGGTTTTTGGTGAACAACTTACCTTCGTGCATATAGAATACAACAGCTGCGTCTCCCGTAATCTTTACACTTTTAGCATATTCATAAAATGCAATCTCCATATTCTTATCCAGCCATCCTTTTTGAAATTCGAGAAATATTTCCCGTGAACTTTCATCCACTTTGGTATCGGTCAGTTCATGATGAATGTCATTGCCACATAAGTGTACAAGCTGTTGGATAGTGATTATCATCTGAAAAGGGAAAGAAGCACGGAATACTTTTTCTCGAAAGAACCGTTTCTTTTCTTCATCGTATTTCAGTCTGTCTGGGTAAAACAATTCTGAATTGATCTTGTGTCCCGAAGGGTAAAACTCTCGGATAAAATCAGCCTGCGAAATGAGCTGCCATGCCAGTCTATCACTATTATTTGTAAACGATGCGTTTCTTAAATCGCTCGTAACCCTGCCTTGCAAGTAACCTTCGGGAGTGACTCTTGCAAAAGGCTTTTTAGTAAGAATTTCTGCTATCATATTAATCCTAAACCTTTTATGTGTTTGCGTTTATGTTTAATTTCAAAAATCATTCGCATAAGCAATGCTTCTATGAAGTCGGGAGAATGACCCACTAATTTTTTCATTATGATTTTCTTGATAATAGTCCAGCCTTTCTCTTCACTGTCTTCATCCTTTCGTATTGCTTTCCTTTCCTTGTCGAGAATCTGTCTAAGGGGAACTTTTTCAAATCCTTTGCCGGAGAACTTGCGTTCAAGAAGAGTCGGCTCAATGGAAATCTCTCGGTTGATAATTTTTTGTGCGAACAGATATGCCGCTTGTGATTTTAAATTCGCATAGATGTATTTGAATTTCTCTTCCACGGCTTCTTTGTTGTTGAATGGAATTGCATTCGGGAAAAAACCTTTGAATATTTGTCCGAGTCCGTTAAGGTCATAGGTAAAATATTCTTCTCTTACATGCCATTCTTCCAGCATTGCTTTTACGGTATCGACTGTTTTCTTGCTGTCAAGCTTGCAAACAAATATGTCTTTTATATGCCATCCTTCCCACAGCCACATGACAAGACTGTCGCCACCCTCAAATGCCGCGTCACACGACACCCGGCGTATTCCATCGCCTATCTGCATGGAATTGCGATATAAGGCTTCCATGTGAGTCAGCTTTATAATATCATCTCCGGTAGCCTTGTATTTCCAGTTACCGTCAAGATCGCGTGCACGTTGTTCATCTGACTGGTTGACAAGGTTTGCCAAATAGGTCGGATCAGAAGACATCAGCTTTACATTATCAGAAAGTTTTGCTTCAATAAAGGTTACCGATTTGATAAACAGTTCTTGTGGTGTGCCATATTGCTCATACTCCGGTTTCCAGTAAGCATGTATAATATCCTTGCATTGCTCATATACTTCCTCACGGGTATCTCCCCAATATATACCTGAAACATTGTCCCCGTCCATAAAACAATACCGGACTCTGCCATCACGTTCCGGGATTGGAAGACCGTCTTCTCCGATCCACCAGTCGATGAATTTTGCAACCCAGCTGTCAGGATCAGGGTTACATGTTCCGATAAAGCGGTTACGGATATGAAAGGCGTTTCGGTTACAAGTGATAAGGTATTTGAATTTGAGGTATTCCATGTGGGTTATTTCATCCACACCTATATATGCGAACTGTTTACCCTGAAAACGTTTTTTGAAATCGTCAAGTGTATCAGCATGGTAACTGAACTTTAAAAAACCACCTTTATAGAAATTCCAACGCATGTCGTTTTTGGACTTGTTATATTCTCCAAAATCATCGTATAGGGTAGATGATGTTTCTACCATATCAGAGAGATCGTCTATCTCATGCCGGAGAAGAACAGAACGGAAGTTTTTACTTTTTATATCTTTCAATGCTTCCATAAGAAGAGTGAAAGTCTTACTTCCTCCACGACAACCTCCACAGATGGTAATATCAGCCGGGGTGGAAAGCATGTTTTCCTGCCCTCCACCTTGTGCGATTATCTTATTCGGATTAGGAATTTTCCTATCCGCGTCCCTTAACATTTGGATATACTCATAATCAAGCACCAAGTTGTCATTAACCGTTTTTATTCCACTATATTTCTCCATAAAAAAGAAAACCGATCTTCACAATGTACAAGTGAAGACCGGCCTATAAGCTCTGATTCCAATATTACAGTACAAAAATATGCATAAAGAGTATTATTTTCTACATTTTAATAGAAAATAATATCAAAAATGTTTTGAGATAAGAAATTCAGTACATATATTTGCAACGAAAACATAGAGTATGATAAAAGTTAGCGCAGATAAAGATGCAGATCAAAGGGAAATATACAACAAGATAGTTTTATGTCCGATATGCGGTCAGAAGCTAACTGATATAAGTTATGTCAATGGTGTTGTTATATTGCGAGTGAAGTGTCGTAGATGCAAGAACTACATAAATGTGGATATTGTGGGTACAAAGTAGTTTTCAGGATAATATCGCGGAGTGGAGCAGCTGGTAGCTCGTTGGGATCATAGCCCAAAGGTCATTCGTTCGAGTCGAATCTCCGCAACAATAGTTGAGTTGCTGTATTGTTTCTCCCTTCGATGCGGCGTATGGGGATAAAGGGAGAATATGGAAAGATGGCAGACGCGGTGTATGCGCCGGACTGAAAATCCGGTTAAGGTGATTCGATTTCATCTCTTTCCACAATTCAGTATTGTACAGGAGACGAGGGCGCATTGGGTCGATATAGTGAATTTCGAATCCCTCTCATCGGAGTGACCGGTGGTAGTTTAGTGGCGAGAACATCTGTACAAACAATTACTTTGTAGTTGCAAATGCGAGTATGACTGATGAAAACCTATACGGTGTGGTTCAATTCCCACAGGTACGCTGAAATGGGGTATCGCAGGTCAGGTGAGTATAGGTATATTGTCCGGTTAGCTCAATTGGTAGAGCAATACACTGTTAATGTAAAGGTCGGTAGTTCGATTCTATCACCGGGCGCAATGAAGCGGAGATAGTTCAGTTGGAAGAACGTCAGATTCCAAACCTGATTGTCGGGGGTTCGAGTCCTTCTCTTCGCGCATATTGAGATATGGTGTAATGGTAACACAGCAGATTTTGGTTCTGCTATTCAAGGTTCAAATCCTTGTATCTCAACAAATGGCGTATTCGACAAACGGTTAGGTCGCCACCTTTTCACGGTGGAAATCAGAGTTCGATTCTCTGATACGCTACACAAAATGAATAACGTCCGAAGTACAAGGGAAGTGCGGTGGTTTCACAGAGATGTATTGTAGTCCGCACATTTGGAAGTATGGGTGAGTGAACGATACCACCTCTTTGCTAAAGAGGCAAGCTGAAAGGCTTCGGAGGTTTGAATCCTTCTGCTTCCGCAATTAAATATAAATATATAAGGCCAAAGAGTCAGATTGATGCAAAAAGCATTGTCTGACTCTTTTTTTATTCAACATAAACACAAAATAAACACGATGGAACAAGAAAAAATCTTATCCACATTAAGCGAGAAACTTGGAGAAACCAGTTTTTCACCGCAGACATTACAGACGTATGTAGAACTTAATCCCATAGCCGAAGGTTCGGAGCCTGACGAGGCTTATTGGAACAAAGCAGTGGGTTTTCTGAAAGGGATGCAAGGGCAATACAACCACGATGTCGCAACCAAAGTTGAGGACTTTAAGAAAAACTATAAGCCCCAACCAACTTCCCCGACACCTCCAACTCCACCGGTACCACCGAAAAACGATGATGAACTGGAGAAGAAGCTGAAAGAACTGGAAGCACGTTTAGATGCAGAAGACAGCAAGAAGGTTCAAGCTGACCTGCAAAAGAAGGTTACGGCTGCAATGAAGGCCAAGCAAGCGAATGATGATTATGTGTTGAGCAAGACCTTACAAGGGGTAACTTTCGATACCAAGAAAACTGTGGATGAACTGGTTACTGAATTTCTGCCAAAATATGATGCAGAATATAAGGCGTGCAGGGGTTATGGCACCGCCCCAAGAACTTCTGACGGTTCAGGTGGAACACAACACAATGCAGCCAGCAGATACTTTGAGCGTAAAGGCAAGAAGGAAGGCTGGAAGAAGAATTGAAATTATTAACTCTAAAACAGTAAATGTATGGGAACAATGGGTAACACGTTTGATGTGAACACCGTGAAATACGGACATGCCCGTAAAGTGTGGCGTGAAATCCGTCACCGTTATCCGGGCGGTGGTATGGTGAGCAACATTTCCGATTGGGTTGCGGTTGGCAAGATTCCTGCCGGTACAGCTGTGAAGTTTGATCTTTCAGGTAAGACATTCACCGCTTATACGGATGCACAGATCAAGGCGGCTGAATCAGATATTACCACTCTTGGCATTAATGGTTATTTGCAAGAAGATATTCTTGTAGCCAGTGGCAACACAAAGGCCAGTGGGACAGTAGTCTATGCCGGAGAGATTTATCAGTACATGTTTGACGAAGAAGTGGTCGCTATCCTGCAAAATATTACTACACTTCCTCAAATTGTATGGGTGCAGTAAAAGAATTTGAAAACAACATTTAAAATACGACAATTGTATGAATACACTTCCTATTGATTTGTACAAGGTTATCGAGTATGGGCTTGGTGGGGACACTTGGCAAGAATTTATTGACCGTTACAAGGAGAAGTATGACCTACTTCAAATTGATGGTTTTGAATTTGAAGCAACCAAGTTGGATTATACTTTCTCCCAGCTTATTACGAGCCTCGGCGTGAAAACGCTGCCAGCTTACGTTGATCCGGAAAGTCCGGGTTATGAAGCTGCACTGGGAGAACTCGAAGGAAGGACGGGTAATATCCCGACTCAAAAGAAGTTCTACCGTTTGAACCGTGTGACTGTGAGACAACAATTGCAGCTGTTGCAACGGGTAGGCATGTCCGCATTGACGGAAGAGATGCAGAATGTGTTCTTGGGCTTGCTTGACGAAAGTGCTGACGGTCTTATCGGATCGTACTACAATGCGCTTACTCACCAGCGAATGAGAATTGTTTCCACGGGTAAGTTCACTATTGATACTGATAACAACCCACGTGGTTTGAAGGGTATCACTATTGACTTTAATATTCCTGAAAACCATTATCAGGTATTGGCCGGCACAAGCCGCTGGTGGACTAAGGATGAACATATTCCGGCAAATCAAGGCTCTGCCTCTGATCCGATTATGGATATAAAGAACAGAGTGAAAGAGATTCGCCGCAAATATCATTATTTGGGCAAGATCAGGATGGAGCTGGCGCAGGACTTATGGGATGATTTAATGACTCATACCGCGGTTCTTAAACGTATCGGCCATTCCCTCTATCCGACTGTGACGGATGATAGTACGGTTATTGCTAATGCACAGAATGAAGATGAAGACCGCCTGAAAGCCATTTTCAAAAAACTGGTTAAGGTGGATGAAATCGTGCCACGTGACAGCTATGCTTTTGTTGACAAGCCCGGTAAGGATGCGGACGGACAACCTGATCTTATCACTGAACAAGTGGAGAACTTCAAGGCCACCAATATTGCCTTTATACCGGTAGGTCAGATCGGTACTATTCAAGGTGTGGAGCCTTTGACTTTGGGATATGAGGCAAACAAGGTTGCTTCTTATGACGGTGGACGCTTGAAACTGACACAGAGAGCCAATCCTGAAACACATTCAATCTATATTGAAAGTGAAGCCGCCCAAATGTGTGTGCCGAGAATGCCACAGTATATGTTCATTTCTACTGTAACTGTGTAATTCTTAAACTTATGCAAGAATGAATGAGGAACTTTCTCATACGGAAGATATGGCTATTGAGGACTTTTTGAGTGGCGCAACTGCTTATGAAATAGCGGACAACGCCCTCAAAAGGGTTCTTGTCAAGCGGAAAATCGCTTTTGGAACAATGGTAAGTGAACTGACCGAAAGGCAGCTTGATCTTGCCACTGCCGATATTTACATGTGGTGTGCAAGCACTCCAAGCAGCAAGAATGATACCGAGGACAGTGACGGGGGATGGAAGCATAAAGAAGGCGGTTGGCAAACCAGCGCATACGATAAGCGACAACTTCGGGAAATGGCAAAAGAGCTTTATGAGAAATGGGATGAAGAGGTTGTAAAGGGCAGCAAAATCAGAATAATCAATTTTTGAGTATGAAGGTGAATAATCCACGGCATCCGCATAAATGTACTGTTTACCGAATTATGGGTGAGGACTCTTTTAGCGATGGTGAGAAAGTGGTTTTGTATGAAGGTATATGCCGGAAGGAAGGCAGTACAAACTTGCGAACGTTCAAAACCGATAATGTGGTAAAGAGCGATTATCTGTTGAGCCTTCCTGGAACTGTTGAAGGGATATTGGCCGGTGATTTGATAGATGTTACGGACAGACAAGGCACTTTCACTCAATGTATGGTTACTGATAGCTATGCCGGAAATTTAGGAACCACTGTATATTTCAATCTTGCAAAGAATTGACACATGGATAACCGAAGTAATGACATACTGTTTGATGAAGGAATGAAAAAAGCGAAGGAGTTTGTTTCAGGGTATATCTTTGATGTCTTGACTAAATGCTGTGAAGACCTTATCCAAGATGTGCTTGATAACAAGTCAGGCTTTCGGAATCTTACGGGTAATACAGTAACCAGTTATGCGTGTGGGTTATTCGTGGATGGCAAATTTTCTTATTTCGTCTGTAGCGGAGATTCAATGAAACAACCGGTAAGGGTGAAATTGACTAAGGGTGAAACATTTGCTGGTATCAGCTATGATAATCAGAACAGACGTTTTACCGGAACGGTGGAAACAGACAAAGGTTATGGTGAGGCATTCTCTTTTAATTTCCTGAAAAGATACAAATCAAAATCACGTAGGGGATTTGAGATTGTGATGTGTACGGGTACCGAATATTCAACCTATTTGGAGAATGTGTTGAATGCAGATGTTCTGACCGGAACATTTCAAAGGGCACAAAACACATTGTTCAAGAACTTTAAACCTATGAAATGATGGGACGGACAGTTTATAGACGTATGGATATATTAAAACAAATCGCTGATGCAGTAACCGGCATTGGTGAAAAGGTTTTCATAACAGATCGTCCGGCTGCTGAACAAAAGGCGATGAAGGACTTTGTTGTTATCCGGTTGCCACAAACTATCCAAGATAAAGGAAGTACCTACCAAGACACTTACTGTCAGATAAACGTTTTTGCGCATGATCGCTCAAACGGTATTGAGAATACAGTCCGTTTGGATGAAATGCAAATGGAAGTGGTTTCAAAATTTCCAATAGTGACGGAATTGTTTTCAGCTGTAAGTCCACGATTGCTTCCCGGAGGAAATGACGGACTCGGTTTTCATTCCTTAATAATACAAGCGAAGCTAATAATAAACAAATGACACAAACTTAAAAAGATACGATTATGGCAGAGATTTCTATTACTACCAAACTGGAAGAGTTAAAGGTGCTCTTTAATCAGATGAAGGAGGTTTATTATGTGTCCAAAGTCAATAGTGACCTCGCAACTTTAGCGGCTTTTGATATGGAGCTGCCGGTACTCTCTGACGGAGTTACATTTGATACCGGAGCTGCCGATGTTTCCAAGATCAAGTTGACAACCGGAGCAACTTGGACTTCTATTGCTAATGCTGGAGATTCCGATATTCAGTTTCAAGTACCTTCCGTGGCAGGAAAGATCAATGACTTGTTACTGAACAAGAAAGCGGAAACGGTGACTATGACTGCTACCATTGATGGTGAGACTTATGAAGGTGAAGGTTACAATATTGAACCGAAGAAAGTAACCGGAGGACTCTTCATGCGTAGTGAAGACCGTCAAACAGCCTTGTTCTTACCGAATATCGAGGGGTATAGCAACCTCGTCAGCGAGCAGGACAAGCCGGGGTACTTTAATGTATCTGTTTCTCCGTTGAATGATGCTAAGGGGGCCTCTATTTACATTTTACGTAAAAAAACATCCGACTAAAAAGTTTAGGATATAACACTTTGCAAAATTCATATCAGCGAAAAGGTGGTGAGCTACTTGATACCGGCCACCACCTTTTTTCGTATAAAACACGATAAAATATGACAAAGAAGAATGACATAACACTTCCTACACCGGAGGATGAAAGGCTATTGAATGATGTGTTGGAAGACAGTGTGGACTATGTGGAAGTCCGAGGAAAGAAATATGGTATTTCATGGCTGAAAAGAGGGACTATACGCAAATTCACCAGTACCATGCAGAAATCGGGGAATGATGATAAGATCAGTTGCCAATGTGCAGCCGCTATCATTTTGAACGGATATTGGAAGATCAAGTTCTTCTATCCTTTCTTGTGGCGATGGTTCTTTTATATCAAACAATATGGAGATCATGAGCTGATGAAGGTTATAGCCGTCGGCAAAAAAAAAATTCCAGTGGAAGACTACTTGACTGCTACCATATATCTGACCGCGATGAAGGACACGATGATGACAATGACAAAAGAGGAAGCAGAGCATATCCTTCACGAACCAGCTACGGACAAACGTGGGAAATAGGCAAGTCCTATCCGTGGCTGACAGAGCCTTTGAGAGTATTTGGGATTCCAATAAGCAAGCCCTTGTTTGGTATTTATTGGGTACTTACAAATGCACAAATTGAACTATTGGCAATGGATGTGTCTATTGTGGTTACAGATTGTGACAAGGACAACAAGGAAAAGAAGCACGATACGAAGAACTTCAAATCCCCTTCCGTAAGCGAAATAGAGGATGCTGCCAAACGCTGGAAAGATAAGTATGGCAATGGAGAAACAGCAATTAACATTAATGATTATAAGTAACACAAACACAATAATATATGGCTGATCTCGGTAATTTATATTTTGATATACTGTTCCGTGATAAGACAGCGGAACAACGTAAAAAATTGAAAGCGGAAATCACCAAAGACTTGCAGGCAAAACTTGATGTGGGTTTTGACAAGAAGAAGTTGGTTGGTGATATGAAGACTTTGCTTCAAAGTGAGAAGTTTAAGATCAATGTGGTAGTGGATAAGGCCAGTACCACACAAGCTGTTCGTGCCGCCTTGCAAGCCGCCGGTTTGAATACAAACTTTACAGCAAGTGATTTACGCGCCGCCAAAGCCGCAGCCATTCAAACCAAAGCGGAGGCTTCTGCCGCAGCCGCACGTGAGCTTGCGCGACAAAGAGCCGCACGTGCCGCCAAAGCGGAACTGGATTTGGCTAATGCCCGTGAGAGATCAGCCAATGCAGCAAGACGTCACATGACAGCCACTCTCAATATGAATGGAGCAATGAACAGTCAGTTGAGTATTGTCGGACAACTAAGAAATGAATTTTTAGGGCTATACTCCATTTATGCGGCACAAAATTTTTTACGTGCGGTGGTTGATATTGGTGGTGAATTGGAGAATCAGAAAATTGCAATGGCCTCTATCCTGCAAGATGAAGGCAAAGCTACGACCATATTCAATCAGATTAAGAAACTGGCTGTTGCTTCTCCGTTCGGGGTTATGGACTTGAATCAGTATGCCAAACAACTTTCCGCGTATTCTATACCATACAATGAATTGTATGATACCATGAAAAGGCTGGCTGATATATCGGCCGGTGTAGGTGTTGATATGGGACGTATCATATTGGCCTACGGTCAGATAAAGGCTGCTAAATTCTTGAAAGGAACGGAATTACGACAATTGACGGAAGCGAACATTCCTATGGTGGATAAACTGGCCGAGCGATTCAGTAAGTTGGAAGGCCGCATTGTCAGTGCCGGTGAAGTGCTTGATATGATCTCGAAAAAGAAGGTTACGTTTGAGGATGTAAAAGATGTTCTTTGGGAACTTACGGATGATGGTGGTATGTTTAATAACATGCAGGAAGTTCTTTCAGAATCAGTTAAGTCCAAATGGAAGAACTTGGCTGATGCGATTGACATTATGCTTGGTGATATTGCGGAGTCAACGGGTAGTACATTGAAATGGACTGCCGAAAGCCTTACCACCCTTGCTCAAAATTGGAAAGAAGTTGTACCTTTTATAACAGCGGCCACAGCTGCGTTTGGAACATATCGGGTTGCGGTTTATGCAGGATCACGTGCCATGGGAGTGGCAAATGCTACATTAATAAAAGGAACACTCGCAGCTAAACAGAAAACAGCAGCGGATTTAGTGATGGCTTCCAATTACCGCACTTTAACTGCCGCTGAAAAAGGATTGATTGCTTCAAGAAATGCTATGACTACCGCAGAATGGAGGGCATTGGCTGTTAGTGGCGCATTGAACAAAGAACAAGCGTTGAGGTTGATAACACTTGGGAAAATTAAATCAGGTCAGGCAGGACATATTACCCAATTACTTAATATATCAAAAGCTGAACTTCAAGTGGCTATGTCAGCTGGAAAAGCTCGTGTGGCAATGACAATGCTTAGTTATGGAGCCAAACAAGTTTGGACTGCTTTTAAGGGTTTGTTCAATCCATACATGTATTTGTTCGCTGGACTTTTTGCCATTACTGAATTATGGTATAAGTCCGGGCAAAAGGCTGACGAAATGAACGAGCGTATTTCCGAGCTGACAACAAGAGCACAAGACGGTTTCAAGAATTTAACGAAAGAAGCTCAAAAATTTGCTGATGTTGATCCTTTTAAGGCGAATGATGCCTCACTGATTTCTTCCATTGAAGAAATGAAAACAGCATTAAAGGATTATTCTCCAGTTTGGGCAGACACTTTTAATGAAACGTTTAAGACTGATGATGAAGGAAATACGGTTAAAAGCCTTGCAGAACAATATATATTGCTTCGGAATGCTTTGAATGATACAAAAGAGGCTTATAGATTGTTGAATGCCATAAAAGGTACGTCTGAACATGCCAATGAAGCGACTGACGGTTATTTTGATGACAGTTTTCTTGAAAATATCAATGACTACATTGATGCGGAGGAACGGGTAAACAAAATTATTGGCCGCATGTCAGGCAGCTATATCGAGTATTCCACCGCCATGCAGAAAGTTATAGCCAAACATGGTGATTTTGCCAAAGCCGCTTCGGGTAAACCGCTGAAAGAACAGCTATCCATTCTCAAAGAATACCCCAAAGCATTGGCCAGCCTGAATAATGAGTTGCCTTTCACTGGAGGATATAGAGATGATATTTTTCAATTGCGGAAAGCGTGGAAAAACTCTAAGCGTATTTATATGGAAGATGTATTGCCGGATATGAAAGACTTCCTATCTGGGTACAAGTCGAGGCTGAAAGCTGCCGGCTGGGATTTGGAGAATTTGAGTGATGCGCAGAAAATAGCTATCGGTTTGGATATAAGTTCTTTCTTTGATACGTTCGAGAAGATGCCGAAATATATGCGAGACTTCTTTAACGAGAAGACTCTTGAAGAAGAGTTCAATATCAAGATTAATGCTGAATATACAGAAGCCAGTCAAAGTTTTTCTGATTTGCAGAAAAAGTTCAATGAAGCCACAGATGGGCAATTTGAAGCCCAAATAAAGGTTTCCACGGATTCAGAGAAAATCATTGAAGGAATACAAAAAGGATACAAGGAAGCTAAAGAGACAACAAATCAATTGAAGCCGGTATTGATTAAAGCCGGAATAGATTTGTCAGGTATTGGAGCTATTGACTTGTCAAAACTTCCCGACTGGCAGAAGCAAATTGTATCAGATTATAAAAAGGCTTTCGACACAATGCAAGCCGGTGAGAAAGGAGCTAAAGAAATCGGTTTTTCTCTCACTGATCCAAATAAGGATAAGAGCAAAAAGGATGCCTTTGCCGAAAGATTGAAAGAACGGGTAAACTTACTAAAGGAGGCATATTCTGAATATAAGAAGTGGACTGACATTGTTGGAAAGGGAGAAGCTGCCAGCAAGGTTAAAGAATCGGGTATTTTTGATTCCTTATTTAAAGGTAAAGAACCGGTGAATATTGTAAATTATCGGGATGAATTGAATAAGATTCTTAACCAGCTTGACGATAAGACCAAAGAGCGTAGGGAATTGAAAGTCTCTATACGGAAAGTGCTTTTGGATATTGATGCCAACGCTATGAAAGAAGCTTCGGATAAGGCCACAAAGGAACTTGAAAGGTACGTGTCTGATGTTTCAAAGAAATGGGATATATACAAGCAGCTTATCAATGCCGGTGCAAGTAAGAAGGATGCTTCAACTTATGCTTTTGGTTTTTTGACTGATTATGAGAATGAAGCGCAATATTTAATAGATACAGTACAAAAGAAACTCAAAGAAAAGGCTGTTGATCTTCCATTCACTTTGAGT